AGAGTGCGTGAGCGCTCTTTTTTGTTTGAGAGGGAATTTAATTATTTCACTGTATAATAAAAATTCATATGAAATAATAAGGAATAAGAATGTACTCTGATTTTGATGAACTAATGACTGATGTAGTTTCGGTTTATGATGAAACTGGTAAACTTGTAAAAGATGGGGTTAAGGCTTCAGTGCAAAGAGGTAAGTCAGTACATACAAATGACGTCAGCTTTGCGGTAGATATTGGTTATTTTGTTGATAGAAAAACAAGAAATGGAATTACTGAACGCTATAAAGTTTTAGAGCCAAATTATTTTGACGGAATGGATGGAATTCCAGCACATTATCAAATGAAAGTTGTTAATGTTAAAGCTATTCCTGATCCAAGAAACAGTTCAACAGTTAATACGATTCACGCTTCTGGCAATGCGAGAATTTATCAAAATAGTACAGATAATTCGGTAAATAATTATTCTTCTAACGATTTTAAGCAAGCACTGGGACGAGTTAAAACTGATATTTTGGATTTAGATTTGGAGGATGTTGATCGAGCTTTAACCTTGAAAGCAATTACTAAAATTACTGAAGAGGTTGATACTGGTAATCCTAACAAAGACAAAATAACAGCATATATTTCTTTATTACCTACAGCTGTAGCCGCATTAGATTCTGTTGTAAAGCTAGCAGCAATGGTTGGGCTGGGATAGATATTTTATTTAACAGATGACCTCCTTCGGGAGGTTTCTTTTTGGGTGGTCGATATGTCATGCAAAGGCTGTGAGGCGCGACGAGAATGGATCAGGAAGCAGGTAGATGAAGCCAAAAGACGAACTAAAGTGCTGTTGCAACGACTTGCTGCTAAAGATTCTGGAGCAGAACAATCAGTTGCTAATGAATCAATACAAACTAACAGAGCAAAACAGTCAGCTCATTCAGATCAATTATGAACAGGGTGCTCAGATCAATGAGTTGTTAATGCGGCTTGAAGATGAAGAAGAGCCGAAGTCATCAGGTTATTTGGATGGGTAGATATGTTTGAGTCAATCAGGAAGTGGTTTAAGCGACCCATCGTTATTAATTTCATTGTTGAGCCTTTATCAACAGAGGTAGCTATCAACGTGCTTAAGTATGAAAAGGAGATTACTCCTGAGATTGCAGAGCATGTTAAGAAAGCATGGTCAGAGTACTGTGATGCTAAAGCCGTGATTATTGGTGCAGGTATGACGCTCGAACAATTGAGTGATGAGCAGCTTAAGGCTGTTGGGTTAATGCGGGTAGAAATAAATGAAACTACAACAGCTCAAGCCGAGACTACAGACAGCCAAGACAACAGAGCCTAAAAAGAATTGGGGTAGTGGTCGTGGTGGTAGACCTTGGCGCAGACTCAAGCAGAAGATTCATTTACGTGATGGCTGGACATGCTGTTCATGTGGTCGTGTGACGCATGAGCTTGAGTTGGACCATATCGTTAACGTGGCGCAAGGCGGCACTGATGATGAGAAGAATCTACAGTCGTTGTGTGTTGAGTGTCATAAGAAGAAGACGAGTAAGGAGTCAAGAGCCTTGGTGTTATAAGATTACCAAAGGTCTTTTCTTGAACCTGTATAAGAACTTCCATTGACGCAACCAAGGGCACTCTAAAGGAGTGTAATCTTTCATAATATTAATGAAATCCTCATCAAATCCAGCTTCCTTGAATAACTTGATTTTATTGTTAAAAGAATTCTTACCGAAATGTTTTATAGTGGCTTCAGAACCGTATGCAGGCAGCCATTCATAGAATTCTAAAAGCACTTTAACTCTCTGATTTTTCTTTAAACCATCTTTCAAGGTGCTTTCAAACTCTTGATAATGGTTCAGGAGAACGGCTTGAATCCATTCGCCATTGAAAAACTTATGACCTTCAAATTTCCCAGATTCGAAGCTGCCCTCTATCATTTTATTATTGTGAAGCCCTTTAAAGCTTGTGGCAGGAAGCATAATACGAAAAGTAGTATCCATTTTTGGCTTATAAATTATCTATGGTGATGGAATATTATCATCAAGCTTCTAATGAACAAGGGCGGGGGAGGTAAAAAGTTTAAAACCTTTTGCTAGCGGACACCACCGCCCATCCCATTTATAAAAAAATTTCCGGTTTTAACGCCTTGTTATGGTGAGGTTTCATGTTATGGCACTTACAGATCGAAAACTTGCCTTCGTGGAAGCAATCAACGAGGGTTTAAATCAAACAGACGCAGCAATACAGGCGGGTTATTCAGAACACACAGCTCAAGTGCAAGGTTCACGGTTAATGAACGACCCAGATGTTATGCAGGCACTTGCTGGCGAGGTTGGCGATGGTGAAATCAACATTCCCCAAACGTCTGACCCATTGGAGTTTTTACAGACTGTCTGGAATACAAACGGACTCGAAGTAAAAGATCGGATTGCAGCAGCTCGAGCCGCGCTACCTTATAAACATCAACGTCTTGGCGAAACTGGTAAGAAACAGGCTAAAGAAGAAAATGCTAAAAATGCCACTCAAGGCGGAAAGTTTGGGACATTGGGTTCACAGATGAAACCGAGTTAGCTTTTTAACATTGTCTAACTGATGTATTATTTTGAAAAATAAATTTTATTAAGACTGTTATGACAAATGAAGAGCAATTCCGTGACCTTTTAGAAAATAAGCCTTTGTACTATAAAATAACTACTGAAAAATTAAGGCATAGGGATGAAACAGAAATAAGGCTTAAGGAGATTGAATTTGATTGCCCTGTGTGTCAAATGGTAAGACCTTATCATAATCGTCATTCACAAGACATTTTAATAAGCTTTTCATCAAAGTATAATTCAGAATTTACAAATGCATCATTCTGCTGTGTTACATGTGAAAATTTTATCAAAAAGTTCTATTTTTTCGTTACAAAACTAGATGAAAATACAATTGGGATTATGAAGGTAGGTGAATACCCGCAAAAAGAATTACCAAAAAATAAAGCGCTAAGTAAATTCTTTGCTGAAGATAAGCAGGAATATAGTAAAGCAGTGATATGCCTTGCAAATGGTTATGGGGTAGCAGCTTTTGCATATATGCGAAGAATCGTTGAAAAAAATATTGATAGGTTGTTGGGTTTAATTACTGAAAATATTGCTCAGAATTCTCCTCTAGTGGAAAAATTGAATGAGTTAAAAGCTACTAGTCCAATGTCAGAGAAGATTTCAATTGCAAATCATGCGCTACCAGATTACTTAAAACCTGATGGGTTTAATCCGCTTGGGCAAATATATGGATTGTTAAGTGATGGCGTGCATTCTCTACCAGATGAAGAATGCCTGGATAAAGCTCAGGACCTACAAGCATGCTTGGAATTTCTAATTAGTGAACTTGCTGCCCACAAGAGAAATAAAGAAGAATTTAAAAGTCGTTTAAGCTCTCTACGCAAAAAATAAATAACACCGCCCACTGAGGCGGTTTTTTAATGAGTTAAATTTATGTCAGCAATGCTACCAGACTGGACAACAGCGTGCCCAGATTGGGAGGAACGCATTGTCGCCAAACAATCTCTCATGCCGTGTAAGCCGCTATTTCCTGATGTGGCAGACATTGCGCTAAGAATATTTAATGAGTTAATCCTGGTTGATGTGATGGATAGCCCGAAAATGGGTGAAGTCACATTGCCTTGGGTGCTTGAATTCGTTGCAGCAATCTTTGGTTCATACAATCCTGAGACCAAGCGCAGACTGATTCGTGAATTCTTCTTATTGATTTCAAAGAAAAATACTAAGTCTACGATTGCAGCCGGAATCATGATGACTGCATTGATTCTGAATGACCGGAAATCAGCAGAACTCATTATTATCGCACCAACAAAAGAAGTAGCGGACAACTCGTTTAATCCGATCCGGGATTTTATTCGAGCTGATGAAGAACTGTCGGAGATGATCAATATCTCTGAGCACACAAAGACAGTAACTCATTTAGGTACTGGCGCAACACTGAAAGTAATTGCTGCAGAAAGTAATGCGGCTGCTGGTAAAAAGGCCTCAATCATTCTAATTGATGAAGTCTGGCTCTTTGGTAAACGTGCCAACGCTGAATCAATGTTTCGTGAGGCAAAAGGCGGCCTAGCATCGCGTCCGGAAGGCTGTGTGATCTATCTGTCTACGATGTCAGATGAAGTCCCATGTGGCGTGTTCAAACAACTTCTGGACTATGCCCGAGATATTCGGGACGGCATCAAAGTTAATCCGCAATTCTTGCCACTGATTTATGAATTTCCGAAGTGGATGCTTGAAGCGGGCGAACATTTAAAACCTGAAAACTTCTACATCACCAACCCGAATTTAGGCGCATCAGTTGATGTAGATTACCTGATTAATGAATTTGAGAAGGTTAGGGATGCAGGTGAGGAATCGCTAAGAGACTTTCTGGCTAAACACTTAAACGTCGAAATTGGCATGAACCTGCGGGCTAACCGCTGGGCCGGTGCTGAATACTGGCTGAAACAAAAACACGTTTTCACACTCGACGACATTATTGAAAAGTCAGACGTAATCACGATGGGGATTGATGGTGGCGGTCTGGATGACTTGCTTGGGTTTGCAGTGCTGGGCCGACATGCGAAAAGTCGTAAGTGGTGGCTTTGGAATCATGCATGGGCCAATAAAATTGCAGTCGAAAGGCGTAAAGAAAATGCACCTAAATATGCTGACTATGAGAAGGAAAAAAGCCTGACCATTGTTGAGCGTATTGGCGATGACCTTCATCAGTTGGGATTGATAGCTAAGAAAGTCTTTGACTCTGGAAAGCTGGATAGAATTGGCTTGGATAAGATGGGAATGGGCGGTCTTGTTGATGGGCTGCTTGCTGCTGGAATACCAGAAGATAACCTTATCGCAGTACCGCAGGGCCATCATCTTATGGGCTACATTCTTACAGCAGAGCGCAAACTGGCCGAAGGCAATCTGTACCATGCAGGGCAAGGCCTTATGACTTGGTGTGTGGGGAATGCTCGTATTGTGATGATTGGTAATAGTATGCGGATTACTAAACAGGAATCAGGTGTTGGGAAAATTGACCCGCTAATTGCTTCATTCAATGCTATCGCACTCATGAGCATGAACCCTGAGCCGTCACAGAAAGATTACAACGTCTATTTTATTTAACTAAACCATATTAACCAAAGCTCGCATTAAGCGGGCTTTTTCTATTGGGAGAGCCTTATGTCCGCTCTACATAAAACCTTTGGCTCTGTCGAAATTAAGAGCCTTGATGAGCAAAAGCGAACCTTTAAAGGAATCGCAAGCACACCAAACCAAGATCGTGCCAAGGATGTGATGGTGCCAAAAGGCGCAGAGTTTAATCTGCCTATGCCTTTGCTTTTTCACCATGACCCACGATCAGCTATTGGCCATGTGACAAGCGCAAAAGTCACTGCGAATGGCATTGAGGTCGAGATTCATATTCCTGAAATTGAAGAAGATGGCGACCTGAAGCGCGAAGTCGACAAGGCTTATCAGTCACTGAAATACGGTCTAGTCAAAGGCTTATCAGTTGGTTTTATCCCGAATTGGGATGAAGCGGAAATGATCAAGGGTGGTGGCATCCAGTTCAACTCATGGGAATGGTATGAGCTTTCATTGGTGACTATCCCTTGTAACCGTGAATCAGAAACAGAATTTTCAAAAGCATTTGAGGAACACAAAGCCGCGTTGGGTAAAAAACCTCAAGACGTTCCAGGTGGCGCTTCACCTGAACAAAAACACGTTGTCGTAAAACTTAATAGCCCAACAAAGGGTGGAGTGAAACTATGAAAGAATATTTACAGAAGTTGCTAAAAGCCTTGGCGGAAAAAAATCAGGCTATGCAACAAGCCCTCACTAAGTCTGCTGCGGATGGCACTACACCAGACGAAGAAACCGAAGGTCAGATTAAGGCTCTAGAAGCGGAAATTGAGGCAATCGAAAAGAATATTGCTCGCGTTAAAAAACAAATTGCTGCTACCGAAGCTGCTGCAAAAACCGCAACTCCTGTTGATGGTCAAAGCGAAGAAGGTGCAAAAAAATCAGCTGAAGGTGATCCAGACCCTGGTAAAAAAACCAAAGTTGAAATCGTGCCTCTCGCTAAAGGTGTCGGTTTTGCTCAATATGCCCGTGCAAAAATTCTGTCACAATTAGCAGCAAAAGAGGGTAACTATAAGTCTGCTCTCGATGTTGCAAAAGAGCGTGGCTTTGGTGATGAAGTTCAGGACCTTGTGACAAAAGCAACTTTGGGTACCACTACAGACTCAAGCTTTGCGGCATCACTGGTTACTGAAAACCGTTTGGTTGGTGAATTTGTTGAGATGCTGCGTGCTGCAACGGTATTTGATCAACTTACAGGCTTCCGTAATGTACCGTTCAACTCAAAAATCCCTAGCCAGTTAACAGGCGGTCAAGCGCAATGGGTGGGTGAGGGCGCTCCAAAGCCATTAACAAACCCAACCTATGGTGAAGTGGAAATCAAAGAGCATAAGCTTGCTGCTATCACGGTCTACACTCAGGAGCTAATGCGACGCTCTGATCCGGCAGTTGATGTTCTGGTTCGTGATGATCTGATTGAAGCGTCAAAAACCTTAATTGATAACACTTTCCTTGATGATGCGGCTGCTACAGCGGTTCGCCCTGCCGGTGTTTTAAATGGGGTAGCAGCCACTCCAAATACAGGCACTACAGCAGCAAATTATGAAGCTGATCTACTAGCCTTGGTGAATAGCTTTGTGACTGCAAACCTCTCGCTGGATGGTGCGTACTTCATTATGTCTGAAACGCGCGCTGCTCAGATCAGCTTACTTCGTGATGCTTTGGGCCGTAGCTATTTTGAAGGCATGGCACTTCGTGGTACTCGAACCTTGATGGGTATTCCAGTTATCACCTCTCAGACTGTCGGCAACAAGATTATTCTTGTGAAGACTTCTGAGATTCTGCTTGCTCAGGATGGTGGTGTGGATGTGTCTTACTCTGATCAAGCGACTCTGGTTGATGGCGGTACGACTCACCACTTATGGCAAGAAAACAAATTTGCGGTACGTGTTGAGAAATTCATCACATGGGCGAAACGTCGTCCAATCGCAGCGGCATTCCTGGATTACACACCATAATCTAAATTGAATGCTTCAAAAACAGCTCCTTACCGGGGCTGTTTTTATATCTAAGCATCACAATTGTTTAGCTATAGGAACAGTCTATGAAAATTAAATATTTAAAGATAACCCACGACTCCAATGTCGGGGATGTAAAAGAAGTTCCTGACTTTCAGGCAAAAGTTCTGCTCAAAATTGGAGTAGCTGAAGCATATAAAGAGCCTAAAAAGGCTGCTCCAAAAGCGAAAAAAGAAGATAAAACTCAAGAATAGGATGTAAAGAATGGACTTTTTCGGAAATTTATTTGGTAAAAAGAAATCTCTCCAAGGAGTCCATTCAAACCAAGGTTGGACTTCTTTGTTTGTGCATGAGCCATATGCAGGAGCTTGGCAGAAAAATGATGAACTGACCCGGGAGGATTTGGCTGCACATCCTGCAGTTTTCTCATGCATTTCCCTGATCTCTCAAGACATTGGGAAGATGGGTATTTTGCTTAAAAAGCAGAAAGGCGGAATTTTAGTTAATGCCCCTATTCCTGATGATTTGGTTGTTCTTAAACGGCCAAACCATTACCAAAACTGGCAGCAGTTTTTAGAGTTCTGGATGATCTGCCGAAAATTACGCGGTAATGCATACGGATTTAAGATCCGTGATGTGTTTGGGCAGGTTGCTAAAATTGTTATTTTGAATCCTGATCAAACAAAGCCACTGATCAGTGATGATGGTCAAGTATTTTATCAGCTTGGAGTTGATCGGCTGAACGGTACTGAGTCAGTTGTTGTGCCGGCCTCTGAAATTATCCATGATCGTGAAAACTGTCTTTACCACCCATTGGTTGGTATTCCAGCCATTACTGCTTATGGAATTTCAGCGGGATTGGGTTTAAATATTCTGAAAAATTCCAAAACCTCTTTTGGGAACATGAGTCGACCAAGCGGCATTCTGGTTGCACCGGGTGCGATTTCAGAAGAAAAGGCTAGAGCTATTGGTGCAGCATGGAATGCGAACTATACAGGCCAAAACATCGGTAAAACTGCGGTACTGGGCGATGACCTGAAGTACCAGCCAATCAGCATGACAGCTTCAGACACACAGACTATAGAACAGCTGAAAATGTCGAATGAAATTATTTGCTCAGTGTTGCATGTGCCAGCCTTTAAGGTGGGTTATGGAACGATTCCAGCAGGGCAGAAGGTTGGTGATTTGAATGAAATCTATTTCTCTGACTGCCTCCAAAGTCCTGTAGAGGCTATTGAAAACCTGTTTGATGATGCATTTGATTTAAAAGCGCGTGGTCTTGAAATATTCCTTGATGTTGATTCTCTACTCCGTATGGATAAAGAAACAAAAATGGGTATTCAGGAACGTGGTGTTAAGGCCTCAATCTTTACACCCAATGAAGCGCGTCAGCAGTTCAATTTAGAGCCTTTAGTTGGTGGTGACACAGTTTACATGCAGCAGCAGAACTATTCGCTTGAGGCATTATCTAAGCGTGATCAGAAAGACGATCCTTTTGGTAAATCTGCACCAAATACACCGCAAAATACCGAAAATTCAGACCAAAAAGGCCAGTATCAAGGTATTTTTAAGACTGAAAATCAGTATAAATCAGGCCAGTTTGTGACGCATAAAGGCTCGTTATGGCACTGTGAAAAGGATCACTTAGGCGAATTTAGCCATGAAAACTTCAAATTAGCGCAAAAGAAATGGGGTGAAGAATGAGTATCGTAAGTCTTGAAACCCTAAAAGAGCATTTGCGCTATGACGATGATTCGAATGACCTGATGCTTCAAGGATATTTGGATGCAGCCGACTCGGTAGTGCTGAATTACATCACTGATGAGTTTGAACCTGATTACCCTAAAGCGATTCATCAGGCAATTTTATTACTGTGTGGATATTGGGACCAGTACCGAAATGCAGAGCAGGAAACGCCGGTAAATGGCAACTTTCTGCCGATGCCAGTACAAAGCCTGCTTTATCCATACCGTAAGCCTACAGCGATTTGAGGTGGTTATGATTACAGCTCAAGAAGCACTACAGCAAAGCTTAACAGGCGACCCCCAAAGAATGCTTTTAATTGCTGAATCCAAAATTAAGGAAGCAGTTAGTAAAAAGCAGTCATCGTGCACTATTGAATATAGTCGTTATCTATATAGCGATTTAGACATTCGAGTTTTATACAGAACTCTACAAGGGCTTGGTTATTTTTGCTATCCAGAGTTTATGTGCAGCGGAAACAATCATAAGTTAGAAGTGAGGTGGTGACGTATGTGTTGCAAATGCTATTGTGATTGTAAATACAATAAAAGCCCTAGATATCGGCCTGTTAACTCTAATTATGATATTCCACCTCCACCACTACCGCCACCGCCAACCTCTTTATCAGACGGTGGGTGGATTCCAAAGCGCCCAGTCTATCCAGATCCTGTGGAGATTAAGAAATGAGTCAACGTGCCGGCGAACTATGCCACCGTGTAACGATTCAGCATAAAACCACGGTCTATGATGAATACAACTACGAAACTGAAGACTGGACTGAGTTTAAGAAGCTGTGGGGTAAGTTGGATTTCTTATCTGTTAAAGATGCTATCAATGCCAAGGCTGCCGGATCAGAAACTACAGCCCGATTAAAACTGCGTAAACGTGATGATATAGATTCAGGTATGCGCGTTTTATTTGATGGTCAGACATTCCAGATTGTTTCACCGCCTAAACCAGACAATGAAAACGGTCGGATTTATATGACGTTGGAGTTGTCATTGGTAGGGTGAGGCTCTATTATTTAGGCACAGACTTAAATAAGCAAAATTATGAAAGAGCTCATTTTTTATGTAGCAATGTTCAGTATTCTTTATCTGATGTGTCTATTTACTTTGCTTGTTGCCGGCGCATCATTTGAAGACATTAAAACTATCTCTCTTGGGTTTTTGGTGAGCGTATTGGCTTGTTACCCAGCCTATCTAAAAGTAAAAACTTGGTTATGAATATTCTGATTCAAAAGCCCGCCTAGTGCGGGTTTTTTAATGCGAGGCATTTATGTCAGTGGAATTTAAACTCGAAGGTCTTGAAGATTTCACCAAGAAAATTGACGCGCTAACAGATCGAAAGGCAGTAAATAAGAGAGCCAGATCAGCAGCTCGCAAGGCTATGCAGCTGGTTGTGTTTGCTGCGAAGGTGGCAGCCTCAAGAATTGATGATCCAAAGACAAGAGAAAGCATTGTTGAAAACATTGCCATACGTAATGGTAAGAGTAGAGACTTAAATACGGTACGTATGCGAGTAGGTGTTCTTGGTGGCGCAGGTATCAATGCTAAATCCGACATAGAAAAACTTAATGGATTGCCAGGTGGAATGACTGTTTACTGGCGCTTTATAGAATTTGGAACATCAAAGGTTCCGCCTACTCCATTCATGCGTCCAGCCCTTGCTGAAAACATTCAAGTAGTGACAGATGAGTTTAATAGGCAATTTATGAAAAGCATTGAAAATGCGATTAAAAAGGGCAAGATTGAATGAACATTTTACCCGTAGTTCCGACGCTGAAAGCTAGTCCTGAAGTCGCAGCACTGCTTGGCTCCAGCCCCCTAAAAGTCTGGGAGGATATTGCGCCATCCGGCACACCCTATCCTTATGCAGTCTGGTCAGTGGTTACTGCCGATCCACAGAACAATTTAGACTGCCCAGCCAATACTGACCATGTGTCATTCCAGATCGTTGTTTATGACACTCAGCAGAAAAGGGCTTCAGATATTCGGTCTGCAATACGAAAGGCCTTAGAGCCGCATTGCTATGTCACCAATATTCACCCGAACCACTTTGAGCGCATTGCTGACACTAATATTTTTGGTCGCGGCTTTGATGCGAATTGGTTTTTGGATAGATAGTTAGTTATTGTTTTATATTAAATTATCTTTAATTTTGGTATAATAAATAAACAAGCCCGATAAGTGTTGGAAGCACAAAACGGGCTCTAATCATAATGTTATTAAGGCTAACAAAATGACTGATATCAATTCTAAGATAACTGACAATGATAGCGCAAACTTCACATTTGCTGATGTATTGGCTCATGCTTATGATGCATCATTAGAGCAAGATTTTGAGACAATGATTAGCTTGCTGAAATTTACAGAAAAAAATGATGATGGTAAATCTGTAACATTCTCAATGCTGCGGATGGCTGTGCAAGATGCCTGTATTTTCAATTATAAGCTTTCTGTCTCGCCAGAAAAGAAACTTGGAGAAGATGAGTATTCAGTAGTTCACAGCTGGGTGAAAATATATGGACAGAGAAATGGAATAAAAATAGTAAAAGGGAAACCATTGGCAAGTGGGAAGCGCCCAGATTTTTTTGCAGAGTTTGAGGGTGAAACTGTTCCAGTTGAGTGTAAAAAGTCATTCACTAGCAAATCACTCGCTCAGCTATTTGAATACATGCATGAAATGAATGTGAAATCTGGATATGCGATTGCTTGCGATTTCAAGGTTGACCTTCCAGATAATATTACCAAGATTATTGTTCCAAAGATGTGGATGCTGGATGAGGATTGATTACTTCATCTGATAACCATACTTATTTGATTAAAACTATTTTCAAACCAACGCCACCATCAGGTGGCTTTTTTTATGCCTAAAATTGAGGAGTAGCTACTCATGGCAACAACAAAAGGTGTTTTATCGCAAGGTACCCATGTATGGATTCTGCATGGCGCGGTACCAGTGCTTACTCGAATTTTATGTGTTAAGTCTATCGGCTGGGGTGATGATTCAACTACGGATATTGATAATACTTGCCTCGATGAAACAGATGTAAAAACTTCTGAAAATGGGCTGGCAACGCCCGGCGAGGGAAACTTCGTAATTAATACTGACCCCAAAAATGCAACACACATGACTCTTTTGCAGGCTGCTACAAACAAAGAGGTAGTCGGCGTTTATGTTGGCTGGTCGGATGGCACTTCTGCTCCAACTCTTTCTAATGGTGAGGTTGTATTGCCGGAAGATCGCACATGGTCTTACGCAACAGCGCAGCTTCGTAAAAATTCAGCTGTATTTGATCCTGACGCATTGGTAAACCATACGGTTCCATTCAAACGCCAGACTGAAGTAATAGACGCATTTAAAACGGTGGTCCCACAATGAAGAAACTGGATATTAAAGGTCTTAAAAAGGTGGCGCTTGAACAAAGCCCGCCTGTTGAGAAGACAATTAAATTTAATATTGGTGGTGAGGAGTATGAAGGCCAGGTGTGGGTTCGGCCTTTGAGCTTTAAAGATCAGAGTGAAATCTCTAAGGCTTACCAATGGAAGTTCAACGAAGATAACCCAGCTAAATCAGAAATTAAGTCTATTGATACTCGCCGATTACAGGCAGCTCAGATTTTGGGAAGTATTTGTGAAGATGTAAAAGGAACAGCATTCTTTAGCACAGTTGATGAAGTGTTGGACTCCAATCCCTCATTAATTGGCGCGATGTATGAAGCTGCCAATGATGTAAATAATTTTTTGGGAAAGTCACAGAAGACGAGTTTAACGAAAACGAATTCTGGTGCGAGCTTGTCCTTAACGGAGTCGGCGGAAAAACGATCCAAGAAGCAAAGCAAAACATTGTCGGCAGAGAGCCAGCAATCTGGCGAGAATACCGACGAAAACGCGGAAGTCTTAACATCGGCAGAAGGGTAGAGCAGGCAATTGGTAGTCTGCACGAAACCTATCTAAACGGAAAGCTTAAAGAAGAAGACCGATTAGACAAGAACTTCTTTATGCCACATGAAGATGTGCCAAAGCCACTCACCTTTGAAGAAGAGCGCATGTTAGCCATTAAGAAGAAATCAGGTTAGCTTGGTTTCTTTTCATCATCACAATCAATGTCATTAATAGCCTTGTCCATAGCTTCATCTATAACTTCTATTTGAACACCTTCTTTATGCAAGTTAGCCATTACATTAAAAAGCATTTTTTGGACAGTTTTTTCGTAGTCTGTAATGCTTCCAGCATCATGTTTAAAGCTTTCTTCAAGACGGTGAACAATTTCAGCATTCAAGGATCGTGTGTGTTTTTTAGCAGATTCGAATAATTTTTCTTTTAACTCGGGTGGCATTCTCAATTTGTGTTGAGTGCCAGCATCTCTATTATCCATTGTATTAACCTGGGTTATTCACAGATGTGTAATTTATATCACCCAATGGGTGTTGACAAGTCACCAAAAGGGTGACATATTTAAGTCACCCAAAGGGTTATAAGGAGGTTGTGGTGAAAGAAAACCGTCAAAAACCAATTGATGTTCGAGTTCGAGTGTCAAATGAGTTGCATGAAAGTCTTAAGACTTATGCAGCAAAAGAAGAGCGTTCAATGAATTATTTAATCAATAAGGCAGTTGAACAGTTTTTGAAACAACAAGAGAGTGCGAGAGCATGAAATCAACAGACAACAAAAAAGCCCCTGAATCTTGGCGGATGCGGAGCTTAATTGATTGTCAACTACTCAAAGGAAAATAGTTATGACAACTATGAGTTTACAACAAATTGCAGTACCTTTCCATAACGCTGAATTATTTTTAATTGAGCATAATGGACAACCATACACCCCGTTGCGCCAGATAGTTCAAGGCATGGGATTAGATTGGGCTTCACAGTTTACGAAGATAAAACAAAAGTTTGCGACCTGCGTTGTGGAAATCACAATGCAGATATTAGGGGATGATCAGTCTCGTTCTCACACTTGTATCCCTGTGAGAAAATTACCAGCGTGGCTTTACTCTGTAAATCCTAATAAAGTAAAACCTGAACATCGAGATATGGTTATTAAGTATCAAGAAGAGTGCGACGATGTACTCTGGGATTACTGGACGAAGGGCAAAGCGGTTAATCCGCGTACTACCAAAAAAGATCGTGTGCCCTTGAAAGATGCGGTAAATATGCTGGTAGGTAAAGCTAAATTTTTAAACTACTCTGATGCTTATAAACTGGTACATCATCGTTTTAATGTAGAGCACATTGATGAGATACCTCAAGATCAGTTGTATCTTGCTGTGGAATATGTGCATCACTTGATGGGTGAGTATATTCCAAAAGTAGATCGTTTGGAGGATGAGGAACTACAGGCTCTAAAGCTACTTGATTCTGAAACTACAAACAAAGTGCATAACTGGCTTAATAAACTTTATGACGAGATCAAGCGTCTGAAGGGTAAAGAACCAGAGATACCTGAATTTAATAAAGAATCAATTGCTCGGGCGGTTATTACCCGAATTGTTCAAGATCAACGCATGTTGCTAACAATTAACTATCAAACAGGAAAGCCTCAAGTACAGTTTGTGCCGAATCAAGCATGGATTCTACATGAGGACAATATTGCTAGTATTATAGGTGACCGTGATGGGCCCAAAGCTGCGATACTGCCTGACATTATTCAGGCGGCAGCCAAACGCTTAAGCAAGTAAGGCAAGAACCACCCTCCGGGGTGGTTTTTTTGTGCCGGAATTAGTATCTTGTTCTAAGGGCTAGGCGAGAAATTAATATGAACAAATGTATCTTAAGCTTAATATGTATTTCTGGTTTGGCGACAGCTGGAGAGGTTCATATTTATAAAGGCTCAGATAGATCTACAATTTTAAGTGGTCGAGATTCGAGTAAAACTGACTATCAAAAAGTAAATACAATTAAATATGAAGATACCTTAGGACGCTCATGGAAGCCTTATTGTAGCAAAGATGCTTTTACTGGCTCAAAAAAATGCAGCATGAATTACCAGGATGTACAAGTAAGCCTAATAGATGGTAAGTATGGTGTGTATATCGGCCGTAATCATTTCCCACGCACACAGAGTGCTATACGAGTTGATAATAATGTACCTGTTTATGGATATGAAGGCATAAGCAAAAGCCCAAAAATGGTTATAGAGCAGATGAAAAAAGGAAAGATAGCATATACTCGCTATCAGGAATGGCCTTATAAATATAATCAAGATGGTGAGACTGATCTAACCGGTTTTGCTGAAAATTTCAATAAATTGCTAGAGCAATATGGCGCACTATAATAAAAAGAATTTTCTTAAAGTTTATTTTTTAAAAATAGAATAGTATTTTTGTACTGATACACAAAGAAGAGTTTTACATGAAAAAATTACTTATAGTTTCCTTATTGAGTTTGGGGCTAACTTCATTTGCAAATGCTGAAGTTGTGACAAATAACAAAGGGGAAAAAATTGAATTAAAACCTAATGGCACATGGGTAAAGATAAAGGAATCTCCCCTAGATAATAACAGACCAGTACTAGCGGATACCCCCTTAACTATTAATGTTGAGGATGGGAATAATAATCCTGTTCCTATAAAAGTTTATGTAAAAATAACATCTGAACCGGAAAAAAGCTTAACAGTCAAAGAATTAACCTCAAGAGTTAATTTAACCGCATTCCAAATAAAACTTAGACTCAAGAATAAGTACACTTTCATTCCGAGAAGCGCAATGGCTACGCTCAATGGTAGAAGCTTAGAAGTATTTATGGAATATACAGCTAAAAATAGCTATGGCGCTGATGTGGTTGGTCACGATATTGGACGTTTTGCATTGAATGAAGCTGGGAATTACGCTCCAGTTTATTAATATTTATTAAAAATCAAAGCACCCGAATGGGTGCTTTTTTATTGCCCGGAGTTTTATATGAGCGCAAAATTAGGAACATTAACACTTGATCTGGTTGCCAAGATCGGTGGTTATATATCTCCAATTAAAGAGGCAGAAAAGCAAACTCAAACAAGTTTCAGCAAAATGCGTGATCATGTAAATACATATGGCTTGGCTGTTGCTGGTGCTGCAAGCACCGTGGTAGTTAGTCTAGCTGCGATGGCATTGGAAACAGCAAACCAAGCCACCGAACTTGAGAAGTTTGCTTTTAGAGCAAATAGTACAACTCAAGAATTCCAAAAAATGGCAGTTGGAGCGGCAGCCTTTGGAATAGAAGGTGATAAGCTGTCAGACATGCTTAAAGATTTCAATGAGAAATGGGGGGAGTTGACCACGATTGGGGCAGGTGGTGGTGTAGACTTCTTTGAGCAAATTGCAATGAAGACGGAGGGATCTTCAGAGGCAGCCAAGAGATTAATTCTTGATATGCAAAAACTCTCTGGCCCTGAAGCTCTTCAGATGTATGTAAATAAACTTGAAGAGGCTGGAGTAACACAGCAGCAAATGTCCTTTTATCTGGAATCAATGGCTTCAGATTTGACGGACTTGTATCCACTATTGGCAAATGGTGGTGAAGGGTTTCGCCTATATGGTGATATGGCGGAACGTGCTGGCCTTATTATGACCGATGAAACGGTTGAGTCGGCAAAAGCTTTAAAGGATCAGGTCTACATGCTTGATTTGCAATTGCAAGGAGCTAAAAATCAATTGATGCAAGCTGTTATTCCAGCATTTGTTGATATTTCTGAAGCTTTTTTAGGCGGAAGTGAGCAAGGGTTGCAATTTAGTGAGGTGGCGGAAGGTGTAGCAAAAACACTGAAAAGTTTAGCATCAATCGCAATTGGAGCAGTTACGTCATTTCAACTTGTTGGTAAAGGGCTGGCGGGTATGGCGGCCATTGGTGGCGCTATCTATTCAGAGCTAGACTGGTATGAAATGAATCCGCTTGGGTTGGTAAAAGCTGCCTATGACGCAAGAACGCAGATCGCTGCTGTAACCTCTGAAATTAGAACTGATATGCACAACACAGTTATTGGTGCAGCAGAAAGACTTGATCAGATGTGGTCAGGCGGAAGCTCAGAACAGGCAAAACAGCTCCGTGGTATCAGAGAGCTTCAGCAAAATGTTAATGGTGTGACCAATGGTCTTGATGAGTTAGCCGATAAGCAAAACAAAGCTGAGAAAGCAGCACGCAAGAATAATGACGCTTTAAAAGAGCAGCAAAGGCTACTTCAGGAGCAAGCTCAGTTAAGGGATCAAATTTCTTATGATTTCTCTCCAAAATTAACCCAGATTGATACTGATCTTCAGAGACAGTTAGCTGAGATAAGAAAAGCAAATTTTGGCACTGAGCAGGCTGATTACATTGCAAAAGCACAAGCAAGGGCTGATCTTGAAAAAGAAATTTATCTAAGAAAGCTAACCGAGGAGCTTAACTCGCATATCTGGACTGAGCAGAAAAAACTGCAATACAGTTATGAAACTCAGGAAATGATTGCGGCTGAAAGTACAGAATTAACCGCTGACTTAAAACAGCTAAAGGTTGATGCTCTAAAGGAGCAGTTCCAAGAAGAGCTCTTTTATATCAAGCTAGCAAATGAGCGTAGATTACTGGATGCTCAGTCCGCTTATAAGTCTGAAGCTGAAATCATGCAATGGCGTTACAATCTTGAGCGTATGGAGCTAGAGAAAATTAAAGACTCACAACTTCGTGGGGATTTAATTAATGCTTCTTATATGTCCCAAGACCGCGAAACAGACTCGGCTCGTTACACAGCATGGGGTAATTATCGCGATGCGATTGGCATTGATATGTCTGCTGAGGATAACCGCTCTCGGCGTGAAGAGGCAATCACTGAGGCTCTTGAATGGGAATTGATCACTAGGGAGGAATATCAACAGCGGATGCTCGAGTCTGAGCAAAAGTATTATATTGCTAAGGCTCAGCTTGGACTGGACTCTGCACAACAAACCTTAGGCACCTGGACTAGCGTGTTTGGTAGTTTGCTGGGCGAACAATCTTCTGCATATGCTGCAATGTTTGCTCTAGAGAAAGGTTTTGCTGTGGCTAAAGCACTGATGGCAGCACCTGAAGCTTACTCCAAAGCTTATAACGCAGTTGTAGGTACTCCATATATAGGACCATATATTGCACCTGTTATGGGTGGGGCCGCAGCAGCAGCTCAGGTAGCACAGGCGGCTATAATTAAAAGCATTAATTTTTCCGGTCAAGCGCATGATGGTCTGGAGTATGTACCGCGCGAAGGTACTTATCTGCTAGACAAGGGTGAGCGTGTTGTGACTTCCGATACTTCTGCAAAGCTTGACCGCACTCTGGATAAAGTGCAACAAACTGGTACTTCTGGTGATGTGATTATTAATAATAATACGAATGCGCAGGTTAAGGCTCGCCAGAATGATGATGGCTCAGTGACCATCGATATTGTTGAAAAGTGGTTTTATGACAGTATGCAAAACCCGAATTCAACAGTGAGAAAAAGCTTGGCTCAAAACACCACAGCAGTTGCGAGGCGATAAATGACAGAATTAAACAGGCTAGCGTATTGCGTTCAGCAGTCTGGCTATACAGTGGACTTTGGCAACAATATCATCACACAAGAGCTGGAAGGTGGAGCGTCACGCTACCGGGTAGACTCAGATAGTAATGTGCACTATGTAAATTCAACATGGGTTGTAAGTGAAAGGGGCTACCAATATTTGGTGGCTTTTTTCCATGTATGGCAGCGCAATCCGTCTCAACCCTTCCTTGCCAGACTGATCATTGATAATGCTGATTCTGAAGAGTATGAGTGTTTTTTTAGAAATGGTGGTTTTCGCTTGGAAAAGAAAGAAGGCAGAGTATTTACGGTCTCAGCAATCTTGGAGGTGGTGGCTAAATTACGTGATAACAATTTTGATGATGCCTTGGTAGAGCTTGGGAACAGTCAGGCACTTGATATTTTAAATCCTTTAGAAAAACTGGTGAATAAAGATTTCCCAGGTGCTACAGGGGTGTTTAATGAGTGATTACACGTCTTTTTTCTTAAATGCCAAGGGAGGGCTAATCAAAATCGATTGCATTGAGATTAGCCATCCTAGTTTTTCAAAAGTATTTCGCTTTGTTCGCAATATTCGAAATGGTATTGCTGTCATGCATGAAGATGGTACTAAGCATCAATATACATATGAGCGTTTTGAAATAAATCGGTCAAATATAACCACTGATTTAGATCAAGTGGTCCAGATCACATTTGCAGATTATAGAGATGACCTCAAGCTTGAAGTTGAAAATGCCGACTATACCGAGCCAGCGTTATTTAAATATCGCGCTTATCGTGATGATGACTTAACTATGCCAATGGTTGTGCTTGAAACATTACAGGTGGTCAGCGTGAATAACGACAGTCTGGGTATTGTCACTTTTGATGCAAAAGCAGAAGGCTTAAATAATGTTAAAACAGGCCTGATCTATTCAATTGAAGATTATCCGATGCTGAGGGCCTTATTATGAATTTTGAGTATCTTTTAAATAGAACGCATCAGCCAGCCTACACTTGCTATGAGTTTGTGTGTGAAGCATGGCAATACATTACTGGTGATAGTCTGGCCGATAGAATGCAGTGTTTCCTGAATGGGAATGGGGCATTCGAAAAGGTAGAGGTACCAGAATCTCCCTGCATAGCATTCTTTTATAGAAGCGATAAAAGCCCAACTCATGTTGGGCTTTTTGTTGATGGCCGTATTTTGCATCTTGGATACAGAGGAGTCCAGTATCTCCCCGTTGATCTGATCATGACCACATTTAATGAAGTGAGATTTTACAAATGAAGCGTGTTCATATTTGCAGAGATCCATTTAATAAAAATACTTGGACTACTGCTGAGGTTGATGACCTTTGCGGATACTTGAAAACCCAGTTTGATGTATTTCCTGAAAACGCACGAATTTATCATAGCGCAGTCTCTCAATCGAATGATGTTACACCAGCTAGCGAACTTGCAGTCCAGAATTTGCAGTCACTAGAGGGTGATATATTTATTGTGGTTTATCCTGCTGTAATGGGATGGGATGATATTCTTTATCTGGCAATTGCTGCAATTACAGCAACTATTAGCATCTATACGTTCCTATCGATGCCGAAGCCACAGGTCAGTGCTGCACAATCAGCAAACAATGACCTGGCGGAACGGCAAAATCGCGCACGTATGAATGGCCGCGTTCCGGATATTTTTGGAACATTACGCTCAACACCTGATCTGGCTGCGCCATCTTATACTTACTACGATGAATCTGACCGAGAAATTGAAGAAAACTTAATGGTAATCGGACGAGGTAATTATCAGATTCATGACTGCCGTGATGATTTGACGCTTGTTCAGGACATTCAGGGAGCCAGTGTTTCTGTTTATGATCCTGATGTCAGTATTATTGGTGTGCCGATGTTTAAAATAGGGGATACTTTTACAGATCCACCAACACTGGCGTTTAAATCAAAGTCAATCAACGGTCAAACTCTTAATATGCCAAATGACCAGAAAATTGAATCAACCGGCATTTATTTTGAATATCCGAATCTTATTAAAACAAGTAATCCAGCTATTAATTTCAGCTCAATGTTTACTGCCAATAATAGTATTGGTGTATATGGCGCTGAATTTATTGTGGATGATGTAAACCTATCTGGAGCTGTGACATTTAAAAGCAATCGCACACTCGTGGTTACATCTGCGATAGATATAGAATCGGCTGAGTCATTTAAAGGTGTACTGGTTACAGGTGCTTTAGTTCCAGTAACCTCCGAAGTACTTCCAACCCCACCAGAAACCGAACCAACATACATAACAAATTACCGCGACCTATCTGGGCAGTATTCAGTTTCAGAAGTGATAAAAAGGGTTATTTCTGGCAGTTTTGAGTATGAAATTAAACTTTCCAGTGCGTCACAAACAAACCCAAACTGGTCTTATATTGCTGAAGATTACACAATTAATGCAGGACTGGTTCTGAATAAAAACGCAGATGCAATGAATCTGAATGGGACCTATATTGTCAGTTCAGTAACTGCAAATGCCATAACATTGAATAATCCCGATATGGTGAATGATCATTGGGAGAAATTGCTACTTCAACCAGGGAAAAATACATCCACCCAGACATTGAATATCCGACTGGATAGAATCTCAGAGCAGTGGGTGGGCTGGTTCAATATCGCGATTGATGGGACAGAAGAACTTGTCTTTAACTTCTTTTTCCAAAATGGGCTTTTTTACCAAGATTCAAAAGGTGGCGTCTGGCAGGAGAGCATGACAGTTGTTATTGAATACCAGTATCTGGATTCAAATAATGCACCGCATGGGCCAACACATACTGAGTACATCACTATGAGTGCAAACAATAAATCCCCGTTTGGCCGCACCCAGAAAATTCAACTTGATCAGGCTGGACGAGTTAGGTTCAGGCTGGCACGAACCACGCCAACAAAAAATGATAAGACACAAGACTTGTGCAAGATCAAAGATGTATATGCTGTTCAGAAAAGCACCAAGCTGATTTACCCAGGAGTAACCGTGGTAAGGAGTAAAACGCTTGGTACCGAGGGTGCGTTGTCACTAAAAGAGCGAAAGCTGAATTTTCTAGTAACTCGCAAGTTGAGACAAAATGGCACCGAACCATTAATAGCAACCCGGTCAGCAGCCCAGGCGTTGATACACTGTGCACTAGATGAGTATATTGGCCGGCGCAGTATATATGAAATTGATATTCCGCAAATTTTAGCTGAAGAACAAAAAGTTGTTTCTTATTTTGGAAGTACCGCGGCAGTTGAATTTTCTGGAACGCTGGATGATTCAAATCTAAGTTTTGAAGAAACTGCCGGAATGCTTTGCAGTGCGATGTTTAGTGAGGCGTATCGTTTCGGCAGTAAACTGCAGATTGATTTTGAGAAGCCTCAGGAAAACGCAGTTTTGCTTTTTAATCACCGTAATAAAGTGCCGAAGAGTGAAAAGCGGTCATTTTCGCTAGGCGTTAAAAATGCATATGATGGAGTGGAGCTTGAGTACACCTCGCCAGTAGATGATGCTCGCATCAAGTATATTGCTTCAGATACCGAGTCGCCAAGAAATGTAAAGGAGATCAAGTCAAGCGGCATTCGTAATGATGCGCAAGCAAAAACACGGGCATGGCGAGAATGGAATAAGATCAAGCATCAGCATATCAGCTGCCAATTTGATGCTTTAGATGAATCGGAAATCTTGCGCAGGAATAACAAGGTTTTAGTCGCAAATCAAACTCGGATAGACACGCAAGATGGTGAAGTTCTAGCAATAGATGGCTTGATTCTTACGCTGTCACAAAATGTCGAATTCAAAAACAATGAGTTTTACTTTATTTATCTACAGATGCCAGAGGGAGTTGTTGATTCAATTCAAGTATCACCTGGTCAAATGACAAATGAAGTTGTTTTGCAACGTGCACCAATCCAGCCACTTGTTATCGATAAAGATCGCTATCTGAAAACTACTTATATAGTTCTACCTGTTGAGGAGGTTGCAAATAGTGCCTTTATGATGACTGAATTAAAGCCGCAAGGAAAAATGATCAATACATTGACATGTGTCAACTACACAAGCCGATATTATGAAAGCGATCATGATTTCTTTTAATCAAATAAATCCTCTCGGGCACCCATTACTGGGTGCTTTTTTTATGGAGTTTAGTAATGGTAGATCGGCCGATTACAAAGCAAGAGCTGATTGATGCGCAAAAAGATGCCAAATCGTTAGGCGAAGCCACAAATGAGGACAAGGTTGTTCAGTCAAGGTATGGAGGCCCATATAAATCAGTCCCGATGTTGGCACGTGAAGGCGAAGAGGTGATTAACGCCATCCGGCAAGCAGGATTAAAAGTTCAACTCACATCATCAACTTCATTTGCAGAGCCAGATATTGTTTTTGGGCTTTATGCGGTTCAGCGAGAGTTTTCAATAGCAAGACAGGATGCACATATCGCATCAGCAGATACTGAGCAGCAGATCAAGGTCGGCGTGTTTAAAAATGACA